ATTCAGATTAATATTGTAAACCCCCACGAAATCGTGGATGCTCAAATAATAGATAGATAAGAGGTATAATATGTTACTTAAAATTGTTTACGGTACAGGTCGTACGCACTACGTTACTAATGTTAAGGCAATAAGTTTTATCGCGCACTACGCAGAACACACAAAAGCTGTAGATATTGATGCGCGTGTTGACTGGAATGGATGTATCGCATACTCCGAAGAATTTTTGAAGGAACAGATTGGTTGTTCTCCTGTCGGCGAAGGAGATAACGTATACTGTATGAATGAAGTGTATGTTACTACTGACGATGCCGAAGCACAGGATATATACTTTACAGGTACTGCCTACCTTTGTGATGATACCGGTAAGACGGTTGATACTCTGAGGTAATAATATGCAGGTCACTTATGAAGTATCGCCTACATTCGCACAATTTCATAAGTGTGAAACCTTCTTCAAATTCGTAATGGGGCCAGTCGGTTCGGGTAAGAGCTCCAGTTGTGTGATGGACTTGTTTCTCAATGCGATGAAACAGGTTCCTGATAAAGAAGGTGTACGTAGGTCTCGTTATTGTGTTATCCGTGCAACTTACCCTCAGCTTCGGTCATCTACTGTAAAGACGTGGCAGGAGTGGTTCAAGGATAAGATTCAGATTACGTATACTAACCCAATCACTGGCCGCATACGATACAATTTAGCAGATGGCACAAAGCTCGATATGGAAATATTCTTTGTTGCTATTGAAGATGAAGTTGCTGCTGAAAAGCTGCGTTCTTGGGAATTTACAGGAGCTTGGGTAAACGAAGCTCACGAAATTCCTGAGTATCTACTTGAAGCAATTCTTCCCGCCCGCGTTAACCGCTATCCGTCTATTAACAGTGGCCACGGAGCTGTGTGCCCGCAGATAGTAGTTGACTACAACGCTGTGTCTACAGAACACTGGCTGTACAAGTGGGCCGAAGAAACAAAACCTACTAACTGTACGTTCTTTAGGCAGCCTCCTGCTGTATTGAAGGACGCTTCAGGTAGATACTACGTTAATCCAGATGCTGAGAATCTTAGCCACCTTGCTGAGAATTATTACGAAAACATGCTTGCTGTCGCGTCTACTGAAGTTATTCAGACAGACTTGATGAATATGTATGGTGAACGTAAAGCAGGTAAACCAGTCTACAAAGACTTTGAAGATTCTGAGCATACTGCTATTACAGCACTACAGCCTCCGGCTGGACTTCCCGTTATTATAGGTCTTGATCAAGGTCTCACACCAGCGGCAGCATTTACGTACCAAGCTATGGATGGTACGTTGTGCATTTTTGACGAGATATCTACAGAAGATTGTTCGCTAAAAGAGTTCGCTGAAAGTTATCTGTGGCCTAAGATTAATGCTAAGTATCCTTGGATAAAGAAAAACTTTGTTTGTGTAATAGACCCGGCGGCAGCGCAGAGAAGTATGAATGATGCCAAAGCTGGTCTTGAAATTCTTAAAGAGGCTGGATTACCAGTAAAGCTAGCTAAATCCAACTCTCCTGTAGAACGTAGAGAAGCGGTAACACACTTCCTACTGCTACGCAATAAGTTTAAACTATCACCTGAGTGCCATATGCTACGCAGAGGTTTTATCTCTGAGTATAAGTATGAGGAACGTAGAGCATTGTCTGGTGAACGGTTTAAAGACAAGCCGTTAAAGAACATGTACTCACACGTTCATGACGCACTCCAGTATGCCGCTATGGAATATGTAGGTTCTCGTAAGCGGAATAAATTCTTGAAGTCAAACACTAAAAAGTACACAGTTGCTAGCACTATCGGTGGTTATTAAACATGGCAGAACTAGATTTTTTTAAGTATCCCACACAGCCGGAACAGAACAGCAATCCACAAGATGAACAACTTGCTGCTATCGAAGCTGAAATGCAGGATACGGTTAAAAAACTTGAGAAGCAGCAAGCCGAAAAAGAGAAGCTTGATAAGCTTATTGATCCGCTTACTGTCGATAGTGACACAGACGAAGACGACGCGGACTATAAGAAACATGCTGACAGTCTTGCTGTATTTGTGCGTGGGTGCTTTGAAGCGTCGGAGAAGTCTCGTAAGAGCATTGAAGACGGTTGGATAAAAGCACTCAAGCAGTACAAGGGTATTTACCAAGATGACGTTGCAGCGCGTATTGTTCCGAATCGTAGTCAAGCGTATGTGCGCATAACACGTACTAAGGTGAAGACTGTTGATTCACGCCTTTGCGACCTACTCTTCCCCGCGAATGGCGATAAAAACTGGGGTATTATTCCTACACCTATTCCTGATTACTCTCCGCAGAAGAAGCAGATGTTAATTCAGATGCACGCTCAGGAAACTGGTGAAGAAGTTACACCCGAAAAATTCGATGTACTTCTGGCTGAAACGGCCAAGAAGCAGTCTGATAAGATGTCTAAACGCATCGAAGATCAGCTCTCTGAAATGAAGTACAGGGAGATTATGCGTGAAGTTATCCACAGCGGTGGCGTCTACGGTACGGGATTTCTTAAGGGGCCATTTGTATCTATCGTTGAAAATAAGCAATACACAAAACAGCCCAGTGATGATGGAACTGGAAAATGGTTGCTTGAAAATTACGACAGGATCATACCCTTCGCAGAAAACGTGCGTGTTTGGGACATCTACCCCGACATGGAAGCAACGACTATTGACGATTGCAGATATATTATCCAGCGTCGTAAGATGAACAAGCACGATTTAGTTTGCCTTTCTAAACGTAAGGACTTCTCTTCGGATGTTATTAACAGTTATGTTAAGATGTATCCTGAAGGTAAGTATGAAAAGAAGTCTTTTGAAGTAGATTTGCAAACAATCGGTGACATTACGAGCCTGCCTGCTGACAGTGAAGGCGCGACACGTAAGTACGAAGTTCTTGAATTTTGGGGATATGTCGATACTAAATCTCTTGAAGAGTTTGGTGTCGAGGTTCCTGAAGAAAAGGCTGGCCTTATTGACATTCCGGCAAACATCTGGGTGCTTGGTGATAAGGTTATCAAAGCCGTTCTTTCCCCTCTGGAAGGCGTGAAATGGCCGTTTTTCGCGTATTATTACGACAAAGACGAGACCTGCGTTTTCGGTGAGGGTATCCCTAGTATTATGTCCACAATGCAGGAAATGACGAACTCCGCTTTCCGAGCAATGCTGGATAACGCAGCTATCTCCGCTGGCCCACAGATGGAAGTCAATCTTGACTTACTGTCTGAAGACGAAGACCCCCGCGAAGTCCACCCGTTTAAGGTGTGGATGCGTACGGGTACAGGCAACGACGCACAGGCACAATGCTTGCGTATGCTCGATGTTCCTTCGTATACAGCAGAGTTTGAACGTATGTTGAACTTGTTTTCAACGTACAGTGACGAGATTACAACTATCCCACGATACATGTGGGGTGATACATCTAATGGTGCTGGTCGTACATCTAGCGGACTTTCCATGCTTATGGGCAGCGCTAACATGGCGATCAAGGATCAGGTAAAGAACTTTGATGACGGCATTACGACACCGTTCATTCGAGCTATGTATCACTGGAATATGCAATTTGGTGAAGACGAAGGTGTCAAGGGTGATTATTCAGTAATTGCTCGTGGTAGTGCTTCCCTCATTGCTAAGGAAATGTACGCACAGTATCTCATTCAGTTCCTTAACATTACAGCTAATCCTGAAGATGCTTCAATTGTTAAACGCCCGGATATTATCCGTGCAGTTGCTGATACCTTCGATCTTAACAGCGATGCATTTGTGTTGTCTGATAAGGAGATTGATGCTCGTAATCAACAGCAGCAAGCAGAGAAGCAGCAGCAAGAACAGTTTATGACTAGCATTGTTGAGGCAGCTCGTGAGAATGGTATATCTCCTGAGTCACTTATTACAAACATGCGGCAATTGCAGCAAGAGCAACAGAAGACTTTGCAACAGCAAGTTAGTATGCTCCAGCAGCAAAAGCAGCAACGTGCGCCGCAAGCGCAAGGTGTAATGTAAATGACTGGTTCAGAACTTAAGTCGTTTGAGAAGTCCTTTAAGTCCACAACAGAAAGTCTTTTGCAGAGAAATCTGCTGACTTACTTGCGTGGACTTAAGGAACAAAAGTTTAATAGGCTGTTACAAGAAGACACTACACTTTATACTGTAGAAGAAAGAAACATTATTATTGGAGAACTTAGGGTCATTCAAAAGCTACTGGATGTTCTGGAACCGAAGTCAGAAGTTATCTCACTGACAAATTCGCAATCCTAGCATTCTTCCAGTAATTTAGGACTTGGCACTTGTGTCCCCTAAAAGGAAAAAAGAATGTCTGATATCAATCCTGCGGCGACTACTCAGGTCACATCCGCAGAAAACATGGATAATAGTACAACAAATTCAACAGCAGATACACACTTGGATGCTGCCTTCGATAAGCTTGCGCAAGAGTGGAACGGTACCTCCACTGACGCTTCTGTCGAAGATTCAGATAACTCTCAGTCTGATGTATCTACCTCTGGTGAACGTGTACAAGAAAGCCAGCCTGAAGGTAACGCGGAAGTTGTACAGCAACCCGCAGAACAACCTTCGCAAAACCTTGACTATCAGCAGCTTTATCAACAGACGCTGAAAGAACGGGAACTGCAGCAGCAAAACATGAATCTGCTGTATGAACGTCTTAACGATCTTTCTGATCGCTACCAGTCTCTTAAACAAGAGGCCACAAAGCAACCGGAAGTGAGTAAGACAGAAACTCCCCATGAAGTGCAGGAACTGTATGAACTCTATCCTGACATCGCCAAAGCGGTGGACAAGATGATCGAGACTCGTACTAAGTCTGTACAGAAGAGCGTCGAAGATACGACTGAATCCAAAGCACTGCAGCTTCAGCAAGCGGTGCAAACACTGGCCCAACAGAACTTTGTTAACAAGGTTGTGGCTGCCCATCCGGACATGCCACAGATCATGCAAACACGAGCTCTGCATTCTTGGGTCGACGGCCTTGATACCGTACAGAAAGCTGGTGCTAATCACATCATGCATTACGGTACAGCCGACGATATTATCGACCTTGTGAGCAAGTACAAAGCTTCCAAGCAGGGATCGACAAACACTTCGACGCAACCGGCTGGTTCTCTCGTAGAGAAAGTCGTTCAGGCAATGAGTGTTCCGTCTAACCGACAGGAACCCGCTGTCATCAACAAGACTAACGAACCCATTAGTGAGCAAGCGGCATTCGACGCTCTCGCTAAGGATTACGAAAGAACTTTCGGGTGGCGCAAATAATACACCTTAGAGGTTAAATACAATGGCTATGAATACTACTGGCGGCGCAGTTGTCGCTTCCGGGCAGACCACTGGCGCTATGGCGACCATGCTTAATGCGTACGCTATTTTCCAGTTCCTGACCCGCGCTCTCCCCTTCCTCGTGCTTGAAAAGTTCGGTCAGGCTTATCCCCTGCCGGAACGTAACACCAAGAACATTAAGTTCCGTCGTTACGAAGCTCTGCCTGCTACTCCCACCACACTGACTGAAGGTGTTACGCCTTCTTCGCAGTCGCTGACCACCACCGACATCACTGCCACGCTCGACCAGTACGGTTCGCTCGTGACCCTGACCGACGTGCTGATCGACACAAGCGACAGCGAACCCCTGCGGAACGCTTCCGAAGTCATCGGTGAACAGGCTGCTGAAATGATCGAACGTCTGCGCCTCGGCGTGGTGCTCGGCGGTTCCAACGTGGAATACGCTAACGGCACTGCCCGTGCTGACGTGAATACCCCCATCTCTCTGGCTCTCCAGCGCCGCATCGTGCGTAAGCTGAAGAATCAGCGTGCTCGTGGTATCACCAGCATCGTGCGTTCGACCCCGAACTTCAACACGGAAAACGTCTCCCCGTCGTTCGTGGCCGTCTGCCACCCCGACTGTGAATCCGACATCCGTGATATGACTCACTTCCAAGACGTGAAAGACTACGGTAGCACGTCTGCTTGGGAAAATGAAATCGGTGCTGTGGAACAGGTTCGTTACTTGTTCACCACGCTGATGGAAGCTTTCCCCAACGCTGGTGGCACCAATGGCACCGGCGCTGCGAAGATGCTGTCTACCTCCGGTACCAAGTGTGACGTGTACCCCGTGCTTTACATCGCTAAAGACGCGTACGGTATCGTTCCCTTCAAGAACACTTCCGCTGTCACTCCCGTGATTGTGAATCCCGCTCCTTCCGCTTCTGATCCCCTTGGCCAGCGTGGCCACGTGGCTTGGAAGTCGATGCAGACCGCTGTGATTCTCAATCAGGCGTGGATGGTTCGCGCTGAAGTGGCCGTGTCCTTCAAGTAGTTTCTACTTGCTTATAAAGGGGGAGCTTCGGTTCCCCCTTACTATTACTCCTAGAAAGGAACTAAGAAATGATAAAGGTTAATTACAATACCCTCAAAGACGCAGAACTCATCAAGGCATGTGATGATCGTAATATTATCGCTCCGCTGAACGAAGAGGGTCGTGTTATTCGTGCAGAAGCTATTCGCGCACTTAAACAGCGTGATGATACAGAAGCTAAGAACGACGTTACCGAACGTGTTTGGGTTGTCTTTCATAACAGTGGTAGTCCTAGCGCTGGCCCGTACGTGTTCGCGTCTATCAACGAAAAGAATTTTCAGGCACCTTATGAAAAGGAAGTCTGTATTCCTAAGTACTTCCTCACTGAATGCATCGACCGTGCGCAGACCATTAAGCGCCAGTACAGCATTCAGGCAGATGGTTCCTCCGCCTCTATTGTTACACGTATTCCTACGTATCCGTACACCATTGTTCGTACGGCTACTGAAGAAGACTTCCAATAATTTGATCACTAAGGATGAGTTGTGAAAGTAAAAGACATTATTAATCGCGTTATTCTTCTGTATCATGATGAAGACTATGTACGAATGACTGAGCAGCAGTATCTTCGCTTCCTTGATGATGCGCTTTTGCAACTCATTCTTGCTCGTCCAGATGCCCATGAAAAACGTGAAGTTGTTAAACTTAATACGGGCGCTCGACAGAATCTTCCTCTGGATGCGTACACACTTATAGATGTATACCTTAACAAAGTGTATATAGCCGATATAAATACGTACTTAGATGGAAAGCCTATTTATCAAGTTGCTCGCAAAGACCTTGATTACTTTAATAACTGGTATAGTGTATCAGGAAATACAGAAGAAATCAACGAGTTTGCTTACGACATCAGAACGCCAAAGAGCTACTGGGTTAATCCACCAGTTACCGCTTCTCCCAATGTTTATGTAGAAATCGGGTACAGTTATGGTATCCCACCTTTTGCTGATACAGCAGATACCTATGCCGTTACATTAGAAAAAGACATCCCTGTGTCTGAGGAATTTCGTAACGCTCTGGTGAACTATATGTTGTATCTTTGCTACAGTGTTGATAGCACATCGCAGTATGACCGCGCTGTTGCTGATAAGTATTTGCAACTCTTTGTGCAGATGCTGCAACTGGATAACAAAGTTTCGTTAACATCGTCAAACCGTATTATTGAAAATACTACACAAGGTATTGGCGTATACAGTACTGCTGCACCGATGACAGCATCACCTGCCGCACAAACGAGGCAGTAATGGCTATTGATCTTATTGCACAATACACGATAGGTCTGCAACCGCTGTGCTTTTCAAAGGTACGTAGCTTAGGTGCTTTTCGTGCTAAGTGCGCAGCTTCTGGCGATATGTACGCAAATGTAGACATGGAAATCAGACGGCCACAGACCATAACTTTTGCAAGTAAATCCTTTTCATATTCACAACCTCTAGTAGGAAAACATGCTATGGTGACTTGGGACGCATTCTACGAATACGTATTCCCTAGTGTACAAGGGTGTCCCACATCCATCGTAAAGCACGCTATACGAAGTGCTTGCATTGACTTCTGTGCAAGAACTTTAATCTGGAAACAGGACAGCACACTAAACGATGTTATTGCTGGACTGAGTATGTACACATTCGCACCGCCTTCTGGCGCGAAAGTAGTTACTCCGTACCGCGTTGCAATAAAAGACGCAGACAGCGGAAAAGATAAAGAATTAGCAGCGTACTCTCTTGAGACACTCGAATCCTTCACCCCCTCGTGGCGAGAAGCTACTTCCGAGTATCCTGATAAATACGTGCTTATCACTGACGACACTGTACGTCTCATTGGGACACCTACACGTGATCTTCCTGAGTCGTTAAGTGCTGGTGTTGCACTTAAGCCTACACGTGACGCGGAGGATTGTCCATCCTTCTTGTATGAAGATTGGGCTGAGGTGATCGCTGCTGGTGCTCTTGCTAAGCTTCATGCTAGCAAAGAGAAAGTGTGGGCCATACCTGAGCTCGTTTCATACTACACAAAACTTTACCGAGACGGTATCTCGCGTGCTCGTAGTAAAGCTACAAAATCTGGTCTGCGTGAGAGTAAGGATATCTTGCCCGTGCAGTTCTCTAATTTAAAAGGATATAACTAATGGCTAGTTTTTCTGACTATTCTGAAGATAAGGTTTTGAACTATCTTCTGCGCGGCGAAGCGTTTGCTGTTCCGAATCTGTACCTTGCTTTGTTTACATCTAGCGCAGGTTTGGAGGCTAACACTCCGCTTACGCAGACAGAAGTTGGTACTTCTGGTACAGGCTATGCTCGTGTTGCTGTTCCTAGTTACACAGGCTTTTCGGCTGCTGCTTCTGGTCAATCGTCCAATACGGTGACTCTTGAGTTCCCCACAGCACAGACTGACTGGGGTAACATTACTCACGGTGCTTATATGGACGCTGAAACAGGTGGCAATGTTATTTGGTGGAGTGCGCTCTCTGCTCCGCGTGTTGTGTATAGTGGTGATACTATCCGATTTGCGCCTAATACATCTGTTATTACACTCGACTAGCAGGTGACGTTATGAGTTTAGTTAACACCACACAGGTAAACGAGACAGCCATTAACGCTGTTGCTGGTGGTATAAAAGACGCTTACATGGTGGCGTCCTGTACTAGCGGTGGGCATTTCAGTGAGACACGCCTTGTGTCTACAGTAATGTCTGCACAGATACACAGCGATGCTGCTATTACAAACCCCAGCATCATTCACGGTGCCAACATCTTGTTTAATTGTGTAGCTGGCGGTAAGCTAAAACTCGTAATACCTATCTGGTTGTCTGCTGTTTTCGCTACTACTTCTGGTGGGTCTTTGCTGGCGTCTGAGGTATTTAATATGTCTACCACTATGGGTGCTGTATCCAGTAGTGAGATACTGAAGTCTTCAACGCTGAGAAAAGGTAATCCTGCGATCACGTTTATACTACATAGTCTTCAGTACCTTAATTCTGGTAGAATAACTATTAATAAAAATAAGTATCTATAATATGTACACAGGAATAAAGTTCACTAATAACGCCAGCACACAACTCTTTAAAAGTATTGCTAGTGATAGTGTAGAAATAGAAGTAGACGACAACCACGCAGCTATCTTTCCTAAACTGGAAAATGCTGGTGATTACTTCCTGTTGACTATACAAGATGTACATGGCAATCGTGAAGTAGTTAAGTGTACTAGCCGGACGGACTCTGTACTTACCGTAGTACGTGCACAAGAGGGTACTACAGCCAAGAGTTTTTCGGAGGGCGCCTTGCTAGAGCTTAGGCTTACAGCCGACAGTATAACAAGGGTTGCCGAGGACGCTAGCATAGTTAAGTACCATGCTAGTACTACAGCGGCAGACGTTGGCAAAGCTGATGCTACTAAGTACGGACACATAAAACTCTCTGATAACTTTGAGTCCGGTGATCAGGCTATTACCGGCACAGCATGCTCCCCCTATGGTTTTCAGCAAGCGGTTAGCAGAATACTCAACGTAGCTACTACTACATTGCTTACAGAATCTGGTGCTTGGGTAGCTCCAGAAACAGGCGTATACACAGTTACTTGCGTAGGCGCGGGTGGTAATGGTGGCAGGGGTGGTAATGGTGCTGTAGGTGTGTGGTTAACGTCCGGGTCTGGTGAAGTACCACAATACGGCAGCGGTGTGTATTCTGGTGGCTCAG